TTAGCCTCTAACTTTTCATCTTCTGAAGTATGTAAGTTATCAATAATATTACCTACATCTTTTATTGTATCTCCACCTAAGAGACTACCTAAACCTTTGAGTAGTGACATTTTTGTCTCCTTGTTTCTTCAACCATTTTTGGTATTGTTTTTTTGTACGACCTTTTGTCTTCAATTCCTTATTTTTTTTAAGTCTTGTCTGTTTTCTTATTTTTGCTTGTTTGTTCGGCATTATCTCCAATCCACTAATTTTATTGCATTGTATGTCACACCAAAACCCCAAATCGGTTCTGTCAAACCAGTAACTCTATCATAAGTTACTCCGACCATCGGCCCAATCGAAATTTGGTTTCTTGGTATTTTCATTCTAACTGGTAATGATTCTCCACCAGTCAAATTAATTCCATCTATCTGTTTATCAGGTAAAACTGCTTTAAACTCTGATTCACCGATTTGTTCAATTCTTGGTACTCCCATATCAATCATTCCATCAAATCCGATATTTGTCTCACTATCCACAACAAGATTGTTCTCAACCTTTACGCCAGTTCGTCCGAATATCCTTATATAATTATCTTGAACTCCAAATTCTTTCTCAAAAGGAACAGTCAATGATGTACTTATACCCTTGAGACTATCTATTTTGAATTGTAATTCGGATAATTGTTGTTCTGCCTTTGATTGTAATTCATTTAATTTTTGTAATTTAGTATATTGGTCAGCTGTCAATCTTGCAACTTCATCAATATTTACTTTATTTTCATCTACCTTTACCTTCGTACTATCAATTTGAATTTTGTTATCTGTAATTAATTCATCTTGTCTTACTTGGTCTGTCCATAATTTACCGAAACTTTCATTTAAACTTTTATCACCTACATAATAATCAACGGTAAATATACAAATGATAAATGCAAGATTAATAATAATTCCAAATATCCATTCTTTTTTCTTACTCATCGTTCAATTCCTTACTTACATAATCTTTCCAAACATCAGGATACCAAGCGTGAACAAACAATACTACACTACATTTCATAGCTCTCCACCAATGTTCTAAATACCCCATGTTGGATTCTTTGAGATGGTTAAACATTTACTTCAACTTAACTACAGCGTCTTCTATAGCCTTTCTAACGGCTCCTCCTAATTCACTTTGACCAAATTCTACTTCATCACTAATTTGTAAACCTGTGGCTGCTATATTAGTTTGAGTAGAACCAACTCCTCTTTGTTGTTCAGTTTTTCCAGTAGACACTTCTTTTACGCTTATATTTAATCTGACTTCAGTCTGTGTTTTCCTTCCATTGAATACACCGACTATACTCCATGCCTCATTAGGTCTACCGAGATATACCACTTCTGCTGAAGCTATAAAATTAGCATTATCGTCATCCACTAATACATAATTAGTGTTTAAAAAAGCTTCTTCCATAATCTGAGATATCCCAAGTGTGACTCGGTCATCAACCACACCCATATCAGAGGAAACTTCAACAAACCTTGAAATTTTCAAAGTTTTTTGTGGTAAATCCTGACCTAAAATCATTGGTTGAGGAAGTTCTTGTCCATTAATAATTTTGAACATGAAAAATCCTAAAATAAATTTAAGTCCAATTCGTATTTTCATTTTTTTCTCCTAAAAATAAGTTCCAAATAGTATTGAATATGTTTTATTCCTTTCTCCGTAATCATTTATTACAGTGTTGTATCCCATACTGAAACCTACATTGAAAGAAAAAGCCTGTCCTAATTTCCAATCAAAAGCTATCGTTGGAAAAAAGATGATAGGACTTCGTAAGAATAAATATTGCCCTTTTTGATTATCGATTTTATAATATCTTGCAAGAGTGTATGCAACATAATTACTGAGTGTCATATGAAAAAAACCTATTTTTAAAGGTGTCCTCATACCATAAACAATGTTCAAATTACCAAAGGTATTATTTGTAACACTTCCAAAACTTGTGGTCAAAACGACTGCTTCAGCAAGAGGTTTATTCAAGGCCTTGGAATAAGAAAGACTACCCAACCAATCCCATCCTTGAAATGTCTGATAAGATACAATAGATGAACTAAATACCACATTTTGTTTTTTTGCAGTGTATTTAAATCCTCTACCATATGTTGCACTTGCCTTTTTGAAATCATCTGTAAAATTAAAATATCCATCGTGTGTCGATTTCCCATCAAAACTTGTAGCTGTGTATACACTATTGAAAGAGGTCACCCAATCACCACCTATTGTATCTTTTGTAACAGACTGAATAGCGTAGTTTACCTGTTGTGGTTCTACTGAAATATCGTCTGTCTTACTGAACTGAGCGGCAGCAGCTTGTGCTATTGTGCTTGCCATCACTTCTTCTGCAACTCTTACTGCACAAGGAAATAAATCTTCAAAATCATTGTAAACATTTTCTGCCCAAATCTCTAATTCACCTGCAAGAACTTCATCTAATGTAAAAAAACGACTACGATTATAATATGTAACCAAAAAACCTTCTTCATCTTGATTGATATTATATGTTGACCTGACTCGTGTTTGTTCACAAGGGTCAATATAGTTGTAAAAAAAGGATTGGGCAGAGATGCTACTAAATAAAATTAATAAATATAATAATCTCTGCCACATTCATCTTACCAACCCTTTCTGTCAATTGCTTTAATAACATTGACAACTGCGGTTTCCATGGCTTTATTTGAAGCGGAACTTAATGAACTTTGATTCCAACTCATATCAGGATTCATCAAAAATCCTCTACCAATTGTAGAGGCTCTACCTTGTCCACTACCAACCACATATTGTGTATTTTCTAAATTAACCATTTTAACTTGTATACCCACGATGGTTTCATTGATAGTCTCAACCTTACCACCCTTTATTTCTTCTTTTAGATTGACTGCAAAATCATAAATGGTTACATATCCCCAATATTTTGCTTTATCGATTTTAGCATTATTAGCTTTTAAGTCATTCAACATCGCTAACTGATTATCTCTATCAGCTTCGATTAAATTGAATCTACCAACATAAGACACCACATTCTGTAGTTCTTGAGTCAATCCAAAGGCTACCCTTTTTTCTCCCAATTCAGGATATCTCTCTTCGACATCTTTGTTGAATTTTACCTCGACAATTTTTAGACCATCGACTTTAGTTATTTCAACTTCATCAAGAGATTTTTGCTTCTCATACTCACCAACATATTGTTCTGTAGTAACAGAAGCAGCACATCCAAATAAAACCATTAACGATAATAGTAATAGTTTTTTCATTTTACTCCCTTTCTATCTGAAATCCGACAACGGGTCTTTCAACAACTTTTCCAACCTTCCAATCTCTCCTTTTAGTTTGTCGATTTCGTTTTTTAACTTGACAATATCACCATCGTAAGATTTTACTTTTGGTGTTTTCAATCCA